AGTACGAAGATGAAGACTACGACGAAGAAGATGATGAAGAAGATGATAGAGAGCCTGTAGCTAATACAGTAGTATCTGAAATACTAGATCAGTTAGGATATGAAACTGATGAAGATTATGACGATACAACAGAAGGATTATTAGCTATGACTCAAGATGTAGGAAGGCAAATAGCAGAAGATCAATTAGATAATCTGTTTGAAAACTTTCCACTAGTCAAAGATCATCTTGAATATGTTCTCAATGGAGGGCAATCGCAAGATTTTATGCAAGCTTATGATCCTAATTTGGATTACAGTAAGTTTGAGCTTGCAGAAGACGACGTAAGAAGTCAAAAAGCTATTTTGTCTGATTACTTTGCTACAAAAGGTCACGAACAAGAGTTTATAAACGAACTACTTGAAGACTACCAAGATAATGGCAAGTTGTTAGATAAAGCAAAAGCTGCACAAGGTGCACTGTCTAAGATGCAGGAAGTTAATAGAACTCAGCTAGTACAGCAGAGAAAAGCAGAAAGACAGCAACAACAAGAGCAGCAAGAAGAATTTTGGAATGGTGTGTATGAAACTATTGAAGAAACTGATGAGTTTGCAGGCATTACGGTTCCAAAGAGAGAGAAAAACAAATTTTTTGAATATCTTTCTAGACCAGTGTCACAAGATGGTAGGACACAGCGAGATTTAGATCACGCAGAAGCAGAGATAGAAACTAAACTCGCGATTGATTATTTGATGTATAAAGGTTTTGATTTATCAAAATTGGTAGAAAAGAAAGCTAGAACATCAAATGCAAAATCGTTGAGAGATAGAATTTCTAGAAATGAAGAGCGAGTTAAAAGCGCACGAAAAGCGTCAAGACGCAAGAGTAAGCAAGTAGACTTAGATGATTTAGATCTTAACTTTTAACATAAATGGCAATTTTAAAATGCAACTTAACTTTATAAAAATTAGATAATTATGCCAGGACAAATGACCGGAACGAACATTAGCGTACAAAAGACGTTTTATAATGATTCGCAAATGACAGACATGAACAGTCTAGCAAACGCGTTATTGTCTAAGCCAACTGAACTATCTCCGATTATTACGCACCTAGCGGGTAAAGATGATAAACGATTCCCACTATCTTTCTTAACAGAAGGAGCTGGTAACGTTCAATCAATTGACCGTTTAGAGTACGAATATCGTGTAGCTACTCATAAATTGAGAACTCGTCCAGTGGCTGTGACAAACGCCGGAGCAAATTTAGGAATTGGAGGATCAACTTTTACGTTGGTATTCCCAGACAAACGATTCGTATTTCCATACGTGTTAGTAAACAACAAAGGTGAACTAGCTCGTATCATGAAAGAACCACAACCTTATGTTGGTGGATCTGGATGGGAATACACATTACAATTAGTTAACCCAGCAGCCGCTACTAAACTTACTTCAGGTTTTACAGCAGGTGATCTTTGGGCTCAACTATATGCACCAGTAGGAGTTGACTTCTCAAGAGGTAACGCTTCTAACTGGCAAGCACCAGGTAAAGTTCGTAACAAAATTACTACAGTACGTAAATCTTATCACATGTCAGGACATGCTAAAGATTATGTAGCTGAGTTTTCTTTACCAACTAAAGGTGGTGGTTCTACTAACCTTTGGATGGATTATGAAGAGTATCAGCACATGCTTGACTTCAAAGAAGAGTGTGAAATGTACTACTGGTACGGACAAAAAACTTATGATGCAAACGGTAACACGTTTATGAAAGATGAGAATGGACAGCCTGTAATTGTAGGCCCAGGTTTATTTGAGCAAATCGTAAACACTGACACTTACTCAAAAATGACTGAGACTAAGTTGAAGAACATCATAGGTGATTTATTTTACCAAATGACAGATGCTAATCAGAAGCAAGTAACATTATTTACTGGTACTGGTGGAGCAAGAGAGTTTGATGAAGCTCTTAAGTCACACTTTTCTGGAGCTGTAAACAGCTTTAAGACAGGTGGTGAAAACAGATTTATCACGGGTAGCGGACGTAACTTAGGATTAACTGGTTACTTCACTACTTATGAGCACGTAGACGGACATGTAATCAATGTGGTTAAGATTCCATTATTTGATCATGGTCCAGTTGCACAAGCTCGTGAGAAGCACCCAGAAACTGGTTACTCATTAGAGTCTTACCGTATGGTATTTGTTGACCAGTCTAACTACGACGGACAAGCTAATCTTTCAATGATCTCTAAGAAAGGTCGTGAGATGATGCGTTGGTGCGTTGCTGGTTCTGTAGTTCCAAGAGGATTTGCAGCTACAGATACTAGAGCATCAGACGTTGATGGTGCAAGTGTACATATGTTGAAGACAGCGGGTATCTGCTTACGTAGATTTGATACTTCGTTGGATATTCAATGTGTAGCTTCCTAATTTAGGGAGTTAAAAGAGGCGTGCATTCGCAAGTCTATATATTGGTTTTTGGTTGAAGTCGTGGGGGCTTAGTGCCCCCGCTTCTTCTATTTTAAGATATTGGGGAGTTATTCTTTGCATCCACTAATTAAAACTTTAAAAGAACTATATTATGAGCAAAAAAGTGTATTTAAGGGCTAAGCAGATTAATAATCACTTACCCAAAGAAATTAACGCTAGCGCTATTAGAAAACTAAGTAGCGTATTTGTAAACCGACAACCACTAAAACCTTTTGATCCACAAGATGAAAAGAAGTATTTAGAAGGCATGTTAGATGTAGATCCCGCTCACATGGAGTGGCCTAAGCACACTAAGAAATTTTGGGCTGAGTTTACTGTCCCAGTAGGTTTTGAAGGTGTAGAATTAGAAGTAGGTAAAACTGAAGACGGTAATCCTATTGATATTAATGATTTTATTAAATATCATTTTGCATTAAAACATCCACACGTAGCATTGACAGAAGAAGAAATGAACGAAAGTTCACAAAAACGTTTCTACATTCAAGATTTAGCTAAAAAGGATATTTTACGTAACAATGATATTCAAGTCAAGAAAGATGCTGACAAAGCATTTATCAAGGTAAGTACTGATGAAAAACAAATGAGAAGAGTGTTTAGATTATTAGGCAATGCTAATCCAGATGTATTAACTAGAGAGCAAGTAGAAAACTTACTCTATGATATTAAGGAAAAATCGCCTAAGAAGTTTATCAAAGTATCTCAAGATAAGCACTTAGAGATGAAAGCAGAGATTGAAACAATGGTTTCAGCTGGAGTACTAAGAAAGATAGGTAATCAAATTATCTTTATTGATGAGGTATTAGGAGAAACATTAGATGACACTGTTATACATTTGAGAGATAAAAAGAACTCAGGTAAATTAACTACTTTAAGAGCAAAACTTAAAACACTAGCATCTTAATGAATGTAACTGAAATGCATATAGCTGTACAGCAAGGAGTGGATAAGATTAATTCACTCCAGGCTGACAGTTTGCTATCTGAAGAGATAGATATTGAATTAAACAAAAACATGTTTAGGTTTATCAACACCAAGTATGGTAGAAATAACCTATATAGAAAAGGATTTGAAGAATCACAAAAAAGAATAGACGACTTACGTACGCTTGTGCGTGAGTACGAAGCTCCTGTATCATTTAAGGAGCAACTAAAAACAAACATATTTGTAGATACATTTCAACTACCAAATGATTACATGTATTTGGTAAATCAAATGTCAAAGCTTTGGATTAACAATTGTAGACCTATAGGCTATAACTTAGTTAACCCTCCATCAGTATCGTTCTTTACATTAGACTTAAATAATTTTGTATTGAATAATCAACTTGGAAATTCTACGGCATTTATTCAAGGTATAGAAATGGTTGCAGATATTACAGGTACAGATCCTACATCTGCTGTAATATGGAATCCATCAGCTGCACTAATAGCTTCAGGGTGGACACCAGAAAGTTATCCTGCAAATATAGAAGCAACAAAACAAGATATACTAAATAATCCAGGACCTGGGTTTGATGTATATTGGGAAGAGTATGAAACACTGAACTTTCCAGGACAGTTTATAGTTATAGTCGATACAGACCAGCATGACTGGTTTAACTTTGATTTATCTATAGGAAATGTTAGTCATGCAGTAGGTGAGCCTATAGATGGAGCTACACAACCAGCACAACAGGCAGGCCAGGTTATGGATACGACATACTCTGAAAGAAGAGAGCCAATATCGTTCTCTGCAAGAATACAAGAGGGAAATAGATTCTCTCAACAAGATGACATATTTACGCTTTTGAGTGACCCGTTTAATACAACTAAACATACCTCTCCATTAACAACTTTTAGAGGTAGGTCAATAGATATATACACTAGTGATATATTTATAATAGATACGTTAAAAATAACGTACATAAGAAAGCCACAAGAAATATCCTTACCTTTGGGGGTAAACTGCGAACTTCCTGAGCACACTCATCAAGAGATTGTGAGCATGACAGTGAGTAGTATATTAGAAGCTATCTCTGATCCGCGATACAAAACAGCGCTTGGGGAAGTTACAAAGAATGAATAATTATTAATAGCGGCATAGCCGCATAAATTTTAGAAAAATGGCAAGACATTTGATAATTGGAGACGATACAACAGTTGCTTATGATGGCAATGGTCTCTTAGCTGACGGATCTATTGATATTCAAAAACTAAGCAGTGATGGACCTACTTCATTAGTTGCTGGTGAGGGTATTGCAGAT